CTTGTTTCAAAAGGTCGTGGCGAAGAAAAAGGCATAGGCTATAAATACTATAAAAGTAAAATTGAAAATACTCTTATGCTTGAAGATAAATTATCTATTATAAGAAAAGGTAAACGTCAAAATTTACCTAAATATTTCAAACAAAAATATAAAATCGAACATGACTCAAAAAAAACAAATGATTATTTAATGGCAATAAAAAATATGAATATCATAGAAAATATGGAAAAAATGATCATTAATTGTAAATCGCATGATCTTCCTATACAATATAAGTATGATGTTGATAAAGACATTAAAAGACAACGGGAAATTAATGTCGAGAAACAAATTAAACTCATACATCAAGGTGGAAAAATATAAAATAAAGGAGGATATTGTGGAATCTGAACTCGTTCAAATTATTCAACAAATATGGAATTTCCACGTAACCGTATTTCAATATATTATAAATATATTTACTGGAGGAAAATAAATGGAAGAAATCGAAAAAACAAATACATCAGAATTTGATGTAGAAAAAGTTAAAAATCAATTATATGAAATTTCTTATATTCAATATATAAGAAATAATGAAAACTGGATTTCTGTAATGTGCAAGGTTGCCGATTTTGGCGTTCTTGGAGCATTATTATTAAAAATTATAGAAAGACATGATGAGGTTCTAATTACTGACGTTAAACTCGTCGAACCTAATCACAATGAGGTAAAATCATGAGACTAATAGACCAAATGAAAACTGCTATGCAATCTATTCCATTAAATGATATGGGTTCTCGTCTTGACGTAGTACGTTCATTTTCATGTAACGGAGGCGAATTAATTCCTATTGAATGGCTCGAGACTCTTCCTGGTGACATTCTTCAACCACAAACTACAATTCTACTTAGAACCCAACCTATGGTATATCCAATCATGCATGAAGTATTTGTTAAAACTTACTACTTCCATCAACCATTAACTCAAATTTGGGCTAATGCCTATAAATTTCTTACTGGTGGTGAAGATGGAGATACTACAGTAGCACCTTATATGACGGCAACTGCTGGCACAGGATATGTTAAAAATACACTTCCTGATTATTTTGCATATCCCCTTGGTAGACCTGGAGAAACCCATAGTGCTCTTAAAATGAGAGCTTATGCAAATATCTGGAATTTTTATTTCAGAAACATGGATGTTCAATCCAAACTAACCGTCTCAACTGCTGATGGTTCTGATACTACTACATCAATCTTATTAAAAAATATCAATTGGCCAACTGATTATTTTGTAGGTCAATATACTCCACAACGTGGAAGTATAACTTATTTACCTCTTGGCACATCTGCTACGGTTAAACGTAATGTGGGTACACAATACGTGAAAGTACAAACCGCTGCTGGTGCAAATTTACCTGATAATAATTATCTTACATCCAGTGTATCTGGGCCTTCATCTTATATGGGTTACCATAATTCACCTATGCCGGGAAATACTGGTTTAGTATCTATTGACCCATTTGGATCACTATATGCAGATCTTTCCACTGCTACTTCAGCAAGTGTGCAAGATTTTCGTGAAACAATGCAAAAACAAACTATTAAAGAAATTCTTCAACGTGTCGGTGGCTATTATAAATCATTTTTAAGAGGTATATTCGGAGTAGAATCTCAAGATGATCGTCTTGATATGCCTGAATATCTTGGTTCTGATACAACTCGTATTCTTATCTCTGAAGTTCTTCAAACATCTGAGGATGGTACAACTCCACAGGGTAACTTAGCCGGACATGGAATCACTGGTCAAAATGTGACTACAATTAAACCTCTAGAGGTACACGAACATGGTATATTGTTAGGTGTAACCGCTATTCAACCTGTTTCCATGTATGTATCTCAAGGATACGAAAAAATGGATTTAAAAACATCTCGATGGGACTATTTTATGCCTCATATGCAAGGAATTGGTAATACACCAATTCTTAATAAAGAAATATATGCCGCATCTGCTAATCCAACATCAACTTTCTGTTATCAGCCTCAATATATTGAATATATGAGTCGTCGCAACACTGTTGCTGGGGAATTTGCTGATTTATTTAAAGAAAGAACAATGCGTCGTGAATTTTCTTCTGAACCTGCATTCAATTCAACCTTTGTAACATGTACACCTGTTACTGATTGTTTTGCTGTACCTTCTGAACCTGCATATTATATGCAAGTTAAAACAACTTATCGAATTGCTAAACGAAAAGTCCAAACTAATCCGGGAACATTAGGATTATCTATTACAAAGGGGATGTAAAAAATGCGTAAAACAAAACGAGAATTATTTATTCCATTTCACAAAAGAACAGAAGTTCAAACTGAACTTTCTGATCAAACTATTTATACTGATCAACTCTATACAACTGATAGAGCATCATTAATGAAGAATATCGAACTTGGCTTTCCTGAGCCCACTATTAAGTTTCTTAATGGACGTTCGATGCAATCTTCATCTTTAATAGAAAACATAGAGGAAGCCGTATTAACGACAAATTTAAATATAGATTTAACGTTATCGGATACTCAAAAAAACATCGATTCGGTTACTACCGAATTGAAACGCGAGGAATCACCAGCAGGTGAGGGCGTCGGGCCAATCTAATCGAAAAAAATTCGATGTTAGTACAGTATATTACTTGATATATACTGTACTAACTGGCTGAAGCTTAGTGCTATAAGCCTTACAGCCAACAAAAAAGGAGTCAAAAATGTTAGAAACTATACTACCAATCGCTGCACAAGCGTATAATATCTTTTCCGGCGAACGTAAACGTGATGACGATAAAGCAACACAACAACAAGTATGGGCACGTGAAGATAACGCTGTCCAAAGACGTATGCAAGATATGCAAGCTGCTGGCATGAACCCTGTTCTTGCTGCTGGCTCTGCTGCTCAATCATCAAATCCCGTTATTTCAAAAGGTGCAGAAATCGATCCAAACGATTTTCTTGCCCCTTTACAATCAAAACTACTAAGCGAACAAATTGGGTCTACTCAAGCCCAAAAAGCTCTAACTCTCGCACAAATACCCGGCGTTCAAGCCGAATCATCATATAAAGAATATGAAAACAAATCACTACAACGGTCTGGACAACTCAAAACTGATACTAACCTATCTAAAAACGTTAAATCAGTTGCCGACGCAGTCAAACCAACCGTAAAAAAAGTAGTGACTTCGCTATCTCAACCACGGGATATTAATAAACAAAAAGTAGCTGCGAGAAATGTAGTTAAAGCTGTAAAAAACTTCTTTAACAGATAATGTGTACTAAAAGCTCTCTATGGCCTTGTCAAAAGTGCTATGAGTGCCGACAAAAATCAATTCGGGATTGGGTCGTACGTAATGAATATGAGTCTATGACCCATACTGAAAAATGTTTCATCACTTTAACCTACAATGATGAAAACCTCCCGTATTCTAACATTGTAGTCTTAAATGAAAAAGACGTTAAAAAAGGAGCAATACCAATATGCTCCGTGTCTACCCCTACTTTAAAAAAAATCGATCTTCAATTGTTTATAAAAGGTATCCGCAATGCTGGTTATAAAATCCGTTATTATGCCGTAGGCGAATACGGTTCCAAAACGGCGAGACCTCATTATCACTTATTAATATATAAACACGATTTTAATGAAAATATAAAAATATTGGAAAAAATATGGGGTAAAGGATTCGTATACGGTGGAACCGTAAAAAATGAATCAATAAACTACGTAACAAGATACGTAGAAAAAAAGCTATATGGCTCTTTCGCACAACAATATGTAATGACTAATACTGAAAAAGAATTTACTCTTGTTTCAAAAGGTCGTGGCGAAGAAAAAGGCATAGGCTATAAATACTATAAAA